ATCCTAGTAAAGGTAAAACAATGTGTGCAGAAGCTGTTAAATCAACTATGGCTGATAAAAGCTATAAGAAGTTGATGGCTAACGCTATGACATATCGTAGAAAACCTAAGTTTCAGGATGTAGGATCTAGACTATCTATCCCACGAGCTATAGCTGGTGAGGATAAATACTTTGTTAGTCTTAAATCTGCAAGAAAACCAACAGTGAAGATTGCTATTAACATTTGTGGGAGTGCAAGTGTTAACGCTTCAGCGTTTGCTAAAGTGGCAAGAACTGCTATTCCAACTATTTATGCATTGGAACAAGCAGGTATCACCACTGAGGTGTACTATTGTGCATTTTCAAATGGTACACATGAAGGTTACAAATACAGTGAACTAGCTGTAAAAGTTAAATCAGCCCAACAAAGATTCTCTTGGACATTATTTGCTCCAATATTTTGTGTTGGTAGCTATAGAGATAACATCTTTACAGCGTGGAGTAACTGTGATGTAGAAACAGATTATGGTTTAGGTAGACCAATGAATGAATCAGATATTCAAAAGCATAATAACCTTGGGTATGATTCTGTAATTGGTTTAAATGCTGTAGGTCCTGTAGAGAATGTAGGCTCTATTTTCAATAAAATAAAGCTTAAAAAATAATGGTTAAAAGGTTGAATTGCTTAGAGCTCTTGGATTATATCCTTGAGCTCTTTTATTTTTTCACAGTTTAAATAATAACAAAATGAAAATTATTATTGAGAAATCAAAAAGTTCGTTGTTTATTCACGCTATTCATTGGATAGTGTTTTGTTTGTATGTATGTCAATTATTTATTTATGATAGTACAGTAAATAATATACAAGATTATATACTTGCTATAAGTTGTGCACTTTGGGTGAGTATTGCTTATGTGCGTTTTATACAATTAACAGGTGCTGAGTATAAATTAGATTTGTTAAAAAATGAAATAACACATAAAATTGTCAATGGATTTGAAAAATTCATGAAAGACAATAAGGATGAACTTATTGAAGATATTAAAAACAAAAAAGACATTAAAATCAAAGACAAAAATGAAAGAGCAAATTGATTTATTGACTAATCTAGCTATATATGCTAGAGATTATGTAAAACGTACAGGTATTCAGCCTATGGACAAGTATATTGTCTTTGCTAATGATCTTGTAGCGTATTGTACAGAAGATTATAGTTTCTTTAGTTTGACTTACACTCCTGATGTAAAAGTGAGCACTCACACAATATATCATGATAAGAAAGAGCGTAGCTCAATTACTCTTAATTCTGATGCTACAGCTGAAGATTTACAAGCTATTCATGCTAAAGCATTTGAAAGTGTATTTCAGTTTGAACAAAATAGTATTGAAATGCTAGAAAAGCGAAAACTTAAAGAAATTACAGAATTAGAATCTAAATTAGCACGTTTAAGAGATTTATAACATGGGATATCAACCTGTAAAACTAATCTATAACTCATATCAGCCTCCACAATTGGAGGTTGGTATGTTGTTTGCTATGAGTGTCACTATAAATGAGCATTCATATTTGCATTTGAGGAAGCTTGAACAGCTACCACGGAATATTGAAGAATATTTACAGCATAACGGATTACCTGTTAAGCCTTATTTCATTAGATCTATAGATTCTAATCCAGATGTTGCACCAGAGGTGGTAGCATATCCAGATCAAATTGCATACTATGAGCAAGACGGTCAACTATTTGATTTTACAATAGATGACATGAACTACATCAGTATGGAAGATCAAGGATATATAGCGTTATATTTTGATGATGAAACAGATAAACCTACATTAGAAGATGGTCGTGTTATTGTAACATCAATGGACAATCTATGGAATGCAGAAGATGATGAATTTGAAGAACATGATCTGTTTGAAAATTATAATGATGATGACTGGGATGTTACATTACAAGACGGATTAGAAGAACTATAGATTTATGCTAAAACACACATACACAGACGCTGCTCAAAAGAAAGCAGTGAGAGAGTTCCTTATAGGACACTTTAAGTTTAAGAATATAGTTGGACTAGCAGGTCCTGATATCAATGAGTATATTGAATGGTGTAAAGCCAAAGGTTATGATAAATTTGAGATATTTGAAACAGATTCCTCTACAATGGTGTCACAACTTGCAAAACTAAATCAGCAAGTAAAAATGACATTTACGTATGGAGATATTTTAAAAGCAGATTCATCAAAAAGTGAAACATTGTATGATCTTGATTTCTGTGCTAGTGTTCGTTATTTAAAAAAACACATAGCCAAATTCAAAGAGCATTTTATTATGACGTTTAGCACAAGAATAGGTATTCAGGAAACTATAGATACTTTCTTTGCTGCAAGAGATGAGAAAATAATAAAATCAGAAGAGGTGTTCAGTCCTCTACAACATACAGTGTTTACAACTGAACAAGGTAATTATTTATTCATCAAGTATTGTGATACATCAGCGATGTGTTGCTTTGCTAAAATCTAACAAAGTCATGGAAAAGAAAGTAAGAGTAAAAACATCAAAGTTCTTTTATACAGAAGAACAAGTTCAGCAGTTACAAGATGCTATTAATAGCACGGAATTTAAAACTGATTATGAAATTGCACGTACTTATTCAGAGAAGTTTAGCAAAACTCCAAATGCAGTTTTTAATAAACTATGTTCACTGCGTGATAAAAATATTAGGGGTAAGATAAAAGTAGTTGCTAAAACTACTAAAGCTATTGCTAAAGTAAAAGAAGCTAAATTAGCTAAGATTGAAGTGATTGAAGAAAAGTTAAAACCATTAACATTACCAGAAGGTATGACATACCAAGGTGTGGCTAAGACAGTAGAACTTCATTCTGATCATTTTCGAGTATATTTTTAATATTTAAACAAAAAAAGTTATGTCGATAAAAACACGCGTAGGTAGTCTTGTTAAAGTGATTAATCAAGCTAAAAAGAAAAATGCTGCTGATACATATCATTCAGTGTTGTTAAAAGAAGATGGTCGTATTTTTTCATATTTATTTACAAGTATAGAGCTAGAAGTAGCTAAGTCTCGTGCTCGTAAGAATATTGAAGATTCAGTTGAGCAAAGTTTGATTTCTAAAATTATAGATTAAAATCATGAGCACTACGGGAGAGATCCTGTAGTGCTTATTAAATCAAATAAATTATGTCTACAGCTAAAGGAACAAGTTATGTAACACAATATCATCCAGAGAATGATGAGTTGTGGTGTGAGTTAGAAGTTGTGTGGCAACACACTAGTGAACCAGCAGTTATGTATTATCGTGATGGATCAGGTTATCCTGGTGATGAATCATCTGAAATTATAGAATTAAAGATGATATCATACTGTGATGAACCTGTTCAAAATATGTCTACACCTCACTGGGTAAACTGGGATGATGTGATGGAACAATTAAATCCTGAAAACTTATATTAATATGTCAGAAGTAGAAAAAGCTGAAGAGCTAATGAATAGATTTGGAGATCTTGCTTATGAAGCAGCACAACTTGCAGAAGATCAGTATGATGAACAGGAAAATCCTGCTCAGTTTTTGTTTTGGTTTAGAGTTAAAATTTATATCGGTGCACGATCATGAAAGAAAGTAAAATCAACATACAATCAGCCTTTGAACATATAAACAAAGAGTTGAAAAAAGAACATCTTCGTGATAAACAACGATATTTAGAAAAATGGAAGTTAGATTCTATTAGAACTGGTGCAACTAGAACAGCATTAGAATCATGGGAATGTTAATTATTATCCTCCTCATCTCTGGGCTTATAGCCTGGAGATGAGTTGTAGGAATAAACAAAATATTTGGAAAATGAGAAATAAATTAGAAATGTACATAGAAGATAAGGTATTTAAAATCATTTTAAATATTGCAAAAATTGCTATCTGGTTTGTAGAAGAAAAAACAAAAAATATGAGAAGAAAAATAATTTATGTAATTGTATTAATATTAGTTTGCTATGTTTATTTTTGTACAATTAAAAATACCAAAGTGACAGAGAAAAAACATATAGTTGTTGAAGAGTTTGGTATTGTTACACAAGAAGATATTTATGTGGATAATATGGAAAAGGGAAGATATACAAGTCATGGTAGGTTAATTTTAAATGAACAAGACAATGGAAAATAAACAAACAGCAGTAGATTGGCTTGAAGATGAATTAGCTAAAAAATTAAAATATATTATTGAAAATAAACATTATGTTTTGATGGAAATATTATTTAATCACGCTAAACAAATAGAGAAAGAGCAGATAAAAGATGCTTTTGTTGGATGTTGGAAATCAAATATACCTGATGGCATAGAATGTAAATTAGATGCAGAAAAATATTACAATGAAACTTATGGCAAAGAATAACACAGAAGCACCAGAAAAAGATATTGTATCTTTTGCCCAAGCACTAGAATTGTGTAGTATTGGGTTTGATGAACCAACATTCTGTATGTATGAGATAGAGAATAAGCAATTGTGTTTATGTTATCTTGATGAAGATGGTTTGTATATGCCTAATAAAGACTTTCACGCTCCTACTAAAGGACAAGTATTTAGGTGGTTTAGGGAGAAGTATGATTTACCAAACCATATTGATACGTATTGGCAACATGATTGGAATGATTATTCTTACCAATGGTCTATAACAGAAAATCATATAGCATGGACTTCTATAGAGCATTATAAAACCTACGAAGAAGCAGAAAATGCTTGTATAGATAAACTTATAGAATTAATTAAACAACAAGACAATGGATAAAGAATTTGTAAGCTACGAGCAAGCATTAGCCCTGAAGGAATTAGGGTTTAGAGAACTTAGTTTAGCTTGTTATGATAAGTGTAATATGCTTTCAACTTATTCTAGGAATGTATTTGAACCATTAAATTATAATAATTATAATAATAGTGGTCATGTTAAATCTGCTCCACTTAAACAACAAGTATTTAGATGGTTCAGGGAGAGGTATAGTTCTCAATGTGATATATGGCAATATGAAGATGATTTATCTTTTGCATTTTCAGTTAAAATAAAGTTTAAAGGTATGGATGCTGAAATAGGTTTTAAAACTTACGAAGAAGCAGAGAATGCAGCAATAGACAAACTTATAGAAATAGCTAAACAACAAGACAATGGAATTATATAATTATGTATTTCACTACAATCATCATGAAGAATTGTGGTGGGCTATACCAAGAGAAAGTTATCATGATTATTGGAATGGAGATAAATATGAATGTTTATTTGCATTGACAATGAAAGATTTGATAGAAATAATAAAAGATGGAAAATAAATTACAGGTTTTGTGTTACGACATAGAAACAATGCAAGAGTTGTTTCTTATTAACATACTTGATCCAGAATTACATGAACAACATGAATTCATGGTGAGTAGATGGCACAACAATCTTGACGCAATGGTTAAGTTTATTGATGACCATAAAGATTATTACTTTGTAGGCTATAACAATTTACGATTTGATGCTCAAGTTGTAGAATGGATCTTACGTAACTATCAGAATTGGCACGAGAAGGACAATCTAGAGATTGCTGCTATGATTGCCCAGAAGGCTGCTGATGTTATCCATGATGCAAACTTTGAGGTGTTTCCTGAATACAGAGAACAAGATTTATCATTCAAACAAATAGACTTATTCAAGGTTGCACACTACGATAATAAAAATCGCCTCGTTTCCTTGAAGAGACTAGAGTTTGAAATGGATCTTGAGAACATCGAAGAGATGCCTATTCACCATACAAAGGTGGATATGACACAAGAAGAGATTCAGATAACTCGTGGCTATTGTAAGAATGATGTATATGCCACTTATGAATTTTACAAAGTACTAAGAGGTAACACTACGCATCCATTATACGAAGATCAAGATCAAATACAATTGAGACTTGACATTCAGGAAGAGTTTGATATTCCTTGTCTTAATTATTCTGATTCTAAAATTGGTGATGAGATGATTAAGAAGTATTATTGCAAAGAAAAGAAAATGCAATATGCAAACTTACCAAAGAAAGGTTTCTTTAGAAAAGAAATTAAGGTGAAAAACTGTATTGCAACATATGTTACATTTAAAACTACACAGCTACAGGCATTTCTAAAAAAAATGAAGGGAATAACCCTTGGGCTGCAAGATGATTTTAAAGAACATATAGATTTCTATGGTAATATATATTCGTTTATGAAAGGTGGTTTACACACTGAGAATAAACCAGAAATATTTGAAGCAAATGAAGAATACGAAATCATTGATTGGGATGTGTCTAGTTATTATCCTGCTATCATTATCAATAATGGCAGGTATCCTAAACATCTTGGGAAAGAGTTTCTTGAGGGTTATAAACAAATGTTTAATAAGCGTTTGGAACTTAAGCCACAAGCAAAGAAGGATAAAAAGATAGCAGGTATTGTAGGAGCATTGAAATTAGCTGTAAACTCTGTCTATGGTAAAAGTTCTGATATGCAGAGCTGGATTTATGATAGACAGCTCACTATGTTCACTACTATAACTGGTGAATTGTCTTTGATGATGCTTATAGAAGCATATGAACTAGCAGGAATACATGCTATCTCTGCTAATACAGATGGTGTAACAATTAGAATTAAGAAAACCGACCTAGATAAAATGCATGAGATTAATGCATGGTGGTCACAATTAACTAAGTATGAACTGGAACGAACTGACTACACAAAGATTATCTTCTCGACAGTCAATGATTACATTGCGATTAAACCAAACGGAGAGATCAAAAAGAAAGGTGATTTTGTTACTGATTTTGAGTTGCACAAGAATAAGTCTGGCAGGATTATCCCTATTGCTCTTGAAGAATATTTCATCAATGGTAAACCTGTGGCTGATACCATACGGAATCATGGAAACATATTTGATTTTGCGATGCGTCAAAAAGCTAATAAAGATTTTCATTTTGAGGGAAGGTCTGAAACAGGAACTACGATCTACAATAAGCTTATTAGATTTTATGTATCAAACACAGGAGAAAAACTCTTAAAAGTTAAGAATGTAGACTCTATGTCTGGTGCTGCATCTGTATCACAAGTGGAAGCAGGTGAATGGGTGATGACTGTATGTAATCACCTCAAGAAAGATCATCCTCTAGATAATATTAATCATTCTTATTATATAGAGAGAGCAGAAAGAATTATTAACAAGATTGATTATAATGGTAAGAAAAGACCTGTAATCATCGCAAACCAACTAAATTTATTTTAATGGCAGGATCAGAAAAACAAAGAGAAGAGATCAACAGGAAGTTGGTCTCTATGCAAATGGAAATGATAGGACTAACCTATGAGGACGCAATGGACACACCAGAATTTTGGAGAGTGTATACATTGACTACAGAACAAACAGAAGCATGGCGTAAGTTAGCTCTACCACTTATTAAGAAAACATTTAAATGTAATAAAACAATAGCACAATCAACCATGAGTTGGTTTGAGCTTAATCTTGGCTTACGTATACATGATGAATGGGATGGAGAGTATTTTTGGAATGTTGATAAGAGATTTGCTACAACGCATATTCATACAACTATTCCACCTGAAGCACAGTTACTTAAAGATCAACAGCCTACATTTTGGCAGAAGATTAAGAAGTTTTTTGTAGGATTCTATTAATATTTAATGTTAGTTAATTTAAGAGCCTCAAAGAAATTTGGGGCTTTTATATTGTAAACAATTTTGTCTACATATTATAATTTTCACACAACACTGTTTTATAACTTTTACACATTTTAAATAACACACAATGAAAACATTAGTGCTAGGAGATACACATGGTCGTCCATATTGGAAAGAAATTGTAGCAAAAGAAAACGCTGATAGAGTGATATTTATTGGAGACTATTTTGATTGTTATAATGATTATACGCCTGTTGAACAAATGGATAACTTCAAACAAATTGTAGAATATAAACAATCAAATCAAGCTGAAGTGATAATGTTAATTGGTAATCATGATTATCACTACATGAGAGGTGTATCTGAACATTATTCAGGATATCAAGCAGGTGCTGCACCAGCTATACAGCAATTACTAGAAGATAACAAAGAACATCTGCAGATGTGTTATAGATTAGGTGATTACTTGTTCACTCATGCTGGTGTTAGTTATGATTGGTTACTATTACATTCACGTGAATATCGAAAAGATGAGAATGCTGATGTTTCAGAAATTGTAAATGATTTATTTAAATATAAACCTTTTTCATTTGCTTTTGCAGGAGTTAATCCGTATGGTAATAGTAGTTTAGCATCACCAATTTGGATTCGTCCAGAAGCATTACAAGCTACAAATCGTGATACATTACGTAATAAATACATTCAAGTGGTAGGACATACACAAGTTAAACATATGGATGTAGAAGGTAAGGCTACAGGTGGTAGATATCACTATATTGATACACTAGGAACATCAGGAGAATATATGATTATTAATATGACTATTGATGAAGATAAACTAACATTTCCAACATATAAACAAGAATAATATGGAAGATTATGAATACTCAGAGGCCAAAGATTTTGTATATTTGTTGGCTGATGAAATGCTAGATGAACATCTACCAAAAATAGAAGTTATAGACAAAGATAAAATATTTAAAGATGAAGATAGAGATAAGTATAGAACAGTTCGAAGACACCATAGCGAAAGGATACACAATGGATATGGTATTCCTATTGATGATGATTCACGAACAGTATGATGTAAAACTTATATCTGAAGACAGTCCTAAATTACAAATCTTATGTCAATCAATTCATAGAAAAGGATTGATTACATCAGAATATAAGATAACAGAAACAGGAACCAAGTTGTTAGAATATCTGAAGGCTAAAACCCGACAGAAGTTCGTGAAGCCTAAGATTTCAGCACAAGAGTTTGATGACTGGTGGGATGCTTATCCTGGAACTGATTCCTTTGAATATCTAGGAATTAAGTTTCAGGGAAGCCGCTCCCTTAGATCTGGTAAAGAAGATTGTAGAATTAAGTTTAATGTAATTCTATCAGAGAAAGAGTATACAGCACAAGAATTAATAGATGCAATGAAACATGATGTGCATTTGAAGAAAGAAGCATCGTACAAAGAGAGAAAGAATAAACTATCGTTTATGCAAAACTCTTTGACATATCTTAATCAAAGAAGTTATGAACCATTCATTGAATTGATTAGAGCTGGAGCAGTAGTTAAACAATCAGTTAAACCAATAACAGGAACAGATATATGACAGCTAAAGAAGAAGCAGAAGAGTTAAGAGATAAGTTCTACCAGCTTGTAGCAGATAGTGGTTATCCAGAAGAACTTGCAGTGCAATGTTCCATCATTGCCATAGAGTTTGCAGCAGATCAATTTGAGAAGTATTGTTTGTCAGAGATAGGTTTACATTGGACTAAGGATGATCAACGTACAGATGGTTCATGGGATCATTTTAATTATATTAAACAAGAAGCAGAAAAATTATGAGTTTTCAAGATTTAAAATTAGCTGTAGAAGATGGTTTGAGTGGTAAGAACGGTGGTATACCTATGGGGTTTGATAGACTTAACAGATACATTGGTATTCGTAAGTCTATATATACATTAATTGGGGGCCTTACGGGATCTGGAAAGACTAGTTTTATAGATGATGCGTATGTACTAAATCCATTTGATTGGTCTATTAGTCCAGAAGGTAAAGCTTCTGGGATTAATGTAAAGATCATCTATAGATCAATGGAGCGTAGTAGAACCTACAAGTATGCCAAATGGATTGGTAGAAAAATCTTTCTAGATCATGGAATTATTATTCCTGTAGGAAAGATGTTAGGTTGGACTGATAAGATGAGTCATGATGAACATGATCTTTTCTTACAGTATGAAGAGTATGGTGAATTGATGAAAGAGAAAATTACTATCATTGATGGACCAGAGAATCCTGTAGGTATAGCAAAAGAACTAAAAGCTTATGCTGAAGCTAATGGTAGGATAGAGCAATTGGACAAGTGGAACAAAATATATGTTCCTAATGATCCAACA